CAAATGTTCTTCAAGAACGTTTTCCCAACGAGTATAGGTAATATTAGCTTTAATGTTGCTGAAGCTGATGTTGTATATGCAACAGTAGATGTAACCTTTAGATACGACTATTTTACTTTTGAGTAAAAATGTGGTATAATAGGGATAGATAAACCCTAACTTTATAACATGCTGACACTTGAACAAATCTTAGAACATTGGAAAACTGATTGCGAGATTGACGATATCGAATTAGATAAGTCTTCTCGTGAAACACCAAAGCTACACGCTAAGTATATTGAACTACTTACGCAAGCTAAACTGCAAAAATCCCGTAAAGAACATGAATTTAAAGTTCTGCTAAAGAACAAATTTATGTGGTACAACGGGAAGATGGATAAATCTAAAGTCGACGAACTTGGTTGGCAGTATGATCCATTTGATGGACTTACTAAACCAATGAAAAGCGACATGGATTATTTTTATGATGCCGATCCAGAGATTCAGAAGATTCAATCTGCAATCGACTATTGGAAAACAGTGATAGATACTTTATCAGATATTGTTTCCAACATTACTTGGCGACATCAAACTATTAGTAACATGATAAAGTGGAGGCAATTCACCTCCGGAGCATAATGGAAAAAATTGTAGTCAGCAAAGTAAATGATGTATTCTTACGAATAGAGTGTGAAGGTGGTGCTAGACAAGAGTTAGCAGACTACTTTACATTCTATGTTCCTGGCTACAAATTCATGCCTGCATTTAAAAATAAAATGTGGGATGGAAAGATTAGATTATACGACTTACGCACTCATACTCTTTATGTTGGTCTATTAGACTATGTAAAGAAGTTTGCAGAGGAGCGTGGTTATGAAGTTGAAATAAACTTCCAACATTCAATCACAAAAGTTAATGAAGAAGACTTAGCTACATTCGTTACTAAGCACTTACATCTTCCTTTCGAACCTCGTGATTATCAATACAGAGCAGCAACACATGGTCTAAGACATAGACGTGCACTGCTTGTATCACCTACCGCTTCAGGTAAATCTCTCATCATCTATTTGTTATTGCGCTTCTATATGGGAATGTTGCAAGGCAAACGCTTGCTTCTCATTGTACCAACTACATCGTTAGTTGAACAGATGCGTACTGACTTTTTAGGTTATGCACAAAATGATGATTCATTTGATGATTCGATGATTCATACGATCTATAGTGGCAAAGAGAAAGATACGTTAGCACCAATCGTAATCACTACATGGCAATCGATCTATAAGTTACCTAAGACTTGGTTCGAACCGTTTAGAATGGTTATCGGTGATGAAGCACATACATTCCAAGCCAAATCACTTTCTTCTATTATGGAGAAGTTAACAGAATGTCCATATCGTTTTGGTTTGACTGGTACTTTAGATGGTACGCTTACACATAGATTGGTCTTAGAAGGATTATTCGGACCAGTTTATCAAGTCACAACTACTAAAGCTTTGATGGATGCTGATCAGTTGGCTAAGTTAGACATCAAATGTTTAGTGATGAAATATACTGATGAAGAATGTAAAGCACAATCTGGTAATACTTACGCTGAAGAAATTGACTTCATCATTGGTCATCAGAAAAGAAATAACTTTATAAAAAATCTTACACTAGATCAAAAGGGTAATACGCTTGTCTTGTTTAATCGTGTAGAAAAACATGGTAAGCCATTGTTTAAACTTATAAGGGACAATGTAAAAGATGATCGTAAAGTTTTTTATGTAAGTGGTGAAACTGATGTAACAGATCGTGAAGCCATTCGTGCTATTACTGAAAAAGAAAAAGATGCTATCATTGTAGCTTCTCTTGGTACGTTCTCAACTGGTATCAATATTAAGAACTTGCACAATATTGTTTTTGCATCTCCATCTAAATCGCAGATTAAAGTATTGCAGTCTATTGGTCGTGGTCTTCGTAAAGCAGATGATGGTAGAGATACAACGCTTTATGATATCAGCGATGATTTGCATTGGAAGACTAAGAAGAATTTTACACTTGTACATGCTGGTATTAGGGTACAAATATATAGTAAAGAGCAATTTAATTACAAAATACATGAGGTACCTTTAGTATGACAGAACATTGGCCAAGAGATATTAGACAAATTAAATTGTGTAATGGCGAAGAAATCTTGACAGAAGTTGTTGGTGAAGATCAATTTGAAATCTTAGTACGTAATCCATTAAAGGTATACAGAGAACGTGTACAGTTGGGTGACATTGCCCGTGAAGCTAACATGTTTACTAGATGGATGGGATTTTGTGATAATGATGAACACTTCTTGCAGAAGAAAGATGTGCTTGCTGAAGGATTGGTCAATGACGCTGTAGCGTTGTATTACAATAAGATGGTAGTGAATGTAGAACAAGATCAGATCGATCCTATCATACACGCATCTGATGCTGCAGAACCAGAGGTTGCTAAGAATCCTACTATTGCAGTCAATGAAGAGGATGAACCAACCTTTCATTAATAGTATACCTGCTGGCCCCGGGGGGTAGATCTATTATATACTGTAAATATCCTGTAGTACATAGGCCAGTGAAAATAAATTTATAAAATAAAGGTGTACATTTCTTTCGTTATGCTGTATAATATACCATGTGTCCTAATACAACCCCTGGAGTGAACAACCTAAATGTCTGAACCTAAAGCTCGTCCTCATTATGTGGACAACAAGAAGTTCGGCAAGGCATTAGAAGAATACGCTGAAAACGTTAATAAAGCCAAAGCCGATAACACAACAATTCCAATCGTACCAAATTATATTGCTGATTGCTTTCTAAAGATCGCAGAAGGTTTATCACACAAAGTTAACTTCATTCGATATACGTATCGTGAAGAGATGGTTATGGATGCTGTAGAGAATTGCTTACGTGCAATCACAAACTATAATCCTAATGCAGCAACAAGAACTGGTACACAAAACGCATTCTCATACTTTACTCAAATTTGCTTTTTTGCATTCTTAAGACGTATTGAAAAAGAGAAGAAACAACAAGATATCAAATTTAAGTTTATCGAACAATGTGGAATTGAAGAGTTTATTGCTAACGTTGAAGGCGATGATACTCACGGCGAACAAGCATTCATTGACTCTCTAAGAGAACGTATTGGTAAGATTAGAGAAAAAGACACAGCGATTAAAGACTTTGCTAAAAAAGAAAAGCAGAATAAATCTTTAGAGTTGTTTATGACTGATGCTTTAGTAGAAGAATATATTAATGAAAATTGCAATCCTTAACGATACACATTGCGGAGCGCGTAACTCATCAGACATCTTCATGACTTATCAAGAAAAGTTTTATGATGATGTCTTTTTCCCACACTTGCTCTCTAATGATATTAAACATATCATCCATCTAGGTGACTATTACGAGCACCGCAAGTTTGTCAACTTCAAGGCATTAGAACACAATCGCCGTATATTCTTAGACAAACTTAGAGAACACCAGATTCACATGGATATTATTCCAGGCAATCATGACGTGTTCTACAAAAATACCAACGAGCTTTGTTCACTTAAAGAGTTGATGGGTCACTATATCGATTGCGTTAAGATTCATATGCAACCGACTAATCTGCAACTTGGTGGCTTATCAATAGCTTTGGTTCCTTGGATTAATGCAGAGAACTATGCTGATACAATGGAGTTTATCCAAAATTGTTCAGCTAATATTGTAGGAGGTCACTTTGAATTCTCTGGTTTCGAAATGTATAAAGGTATTCCAAACCCACATGGTATGGATACGAAAGCGTTCGAGAAGTTTGAGATGGTATTTTCTGGCCACTTTCATACTAAGTCTTCTCGCGACAATATTCATTATCTTGGATCCCAAATGGAGTTTACTTGGGGTGATTGTGATGATCCCAAATATTTTCACATCCTTGATACTGATACGCGGCAAATAGAAGCAGTACATAATCCGCACACTCTTCATACAAAAGTAGTGTACAACGATGAAAAAACAGATTATAATAGCTATGATGTGTCGCACTTAGATAATCAATTTGTAAAAGTCATCGTAGAAAAAAAGCAAGACTTCTTTGCATTTGACAGACTTATCGATCGTATCTCACAACGTCCTATTCATGAACTTAAGATTGCTGAATCCTTTACAGAGTTTTTAGGTGAAAGTGTAGAGGATGGAGAAATTACATTAGATGATACACAAGTTTTATTGGACTCTTATGTCGAAGCAGTTGACACAGAAGCAGACAAAGAGAAACTAAAAACTCTATTACGCGGTTTGTATGTAGAGGCACAAAATATAGAAGTGGTATAATGGCTGGAATTATTTTTAAAACTGTACGATGGAAAAACTTCTTAAGTACAGGTGATCAATTTAC